TTCAAAAAGCTTTCCATCATCAACCATCTTTTTAATTACATTAACCATTGTGCCTTTGTTCATCTTACCTGATGATACAGCCTTTTTGGTTTCTGTGATAGCATTGATGTTTTCTTGCTCTTCTTCAGCAGTTCCTAGTACCTGATTAACTAATTCACGATTAGTTTCGGTAGAAGTTGTTTTTTCTCCTTCAGTACTTTTTTCGTCAGTTTTAGTTTCTTTACTTTCGTTTGAAGAATCTAATACTTTAGATACTACATCGTTTCTAGAAAAGAAAGCAGGTTTTTCATCTTCTTCCTTTGCATCGTTAGTAGTCATGATACTTTCTGCAGATACTCCAGGAGTACCTAAAATATCATTAATCATAGCATCGCTAAGATCAATTTCAGTTGTTGTTGTGGTTTCTTTTGCCATTTTATTGTTATGTGTTGGTTTTCAAAACAATTACGAGTTCAAATATAGAATATAAACTTTTAAAGTTTACAACAGTGTTAAAATTCAAAGAAAGTTTTAGACATTATAAGGCTACGATTTTTTATTTTTATCTTGGTTTTTCTCTTTTTGTGCCTTAGCTTTCTGTTGAATATCAAATTTGTTTTGATTTTCTCTAGCTATTTCTAAGTCCATATTTTTCATTTGTACCTGTGCATCAAGTCTTCTATTCTCTAAATCCATCTTGTTACTATCTAGATTCATGCGGTTAGTTTCTTTCTCTCTTTGTAAAGACATTGTCTCTTGGAACTCACTACTTTGACGTATCTTATCCATTTGATCTACAAAGTCACTCTGCATATTCTGATTTAAGTCTACCATAGATCCCATACCGGCAGCTCTAATTTCTGCTACCAATACATCTTTTCTACGGTCTTTCTCAGCTTCCATAGTCTTGTGGTCTAACTCTAACTTCTTATCTTTCTCCGCAGCTTCTATTCTCATCTGCTCTATCTTCTGCTGCTGCTCTCTTTCATCTTGCATCTTCTTCATAGTCTTCTGCTCTATCTCTTTCATTACGTTATCAATCTCTGCCATCGACTTAGCTTGTATAATGTTTCCTAAGTCGTAGATAGAAGCACCTGAGGTATTGTTAGATATAGCAAGTTTTTTTAACTCTTCCATAGTAGAACGATAGTCCGCTTTGGTTGTAGCATATACATTAAGATCTGATAACAATAGTTCAGTACCATTAATCTCAAAGTTTACTTTCTCATCTAATGCAGTCATGTATTGTAACCTCAACGAAGGGTTTTTAGAATGATAATACTGAGCAAGGTCTGTTCTCATCTTATGTACCCTTGGCATTAGATAATCACAATGCTGTATGAAGTATCCTTCTGTCTGTGCATAAGAAGCACTAACAGCCTGTTCTACTCCTGTAGCAGTATTTGTCTGTCCTATCTGCTGCCCCATACGTTGTGGAGTAACACCAATTACCTCAAATGCTTGTTGCTTAAAGTAGTTAGCAAGCTGAATCCTAGACATCAATCTTTGTGTTTGTTCTAGGTTAAGCATCTGAAAATGTTGAAAAGCTAACGGATTTTCTGTATTAGTAATACTTGTATCTAATGGTAACATCTGAAAGTTCTTCATAGCTACATAAGCATTAGCCAAGTTGTTCTTACCCCAATCCTCTCCTAGTGAATGTTTAGGCAAAGCATTTTGATCTAATAGTACAACAGAGCCTATTTCATCTACCAATATATCTGCAATCTGGTTGTTAACCATGTTATAGGATATTTGGAAAGGTTTCATAAGGTCTACTAAAGACATCGACTTAGTATTTCTATCTGAGAATACAGCACCTTCTACAGGAAGCTTACATCCGTATAATGTTCTGTCACCTTTAAATTGAAACTTCAATGGTCCAGGTTTATTTTGATTAATACCTAGATACATAGGATTAACTCCACCGGGGTTACTCATACCTAACATAGAAGGTCTATTAGGACCTATCTTTATTACTCCCCACACTTCATTGATCCATATCCAATCGATATGTTCACCAAAGATTAGATTATCTCTTGTCTTATTTGTAAGAATGCTTGTATTGTAAACAGGCTTGTCATACACTTTGTATTCTTCACTAACAATGTCTATAATAACATTCCCTGCTTCGTCTATTTTTGTAAGATGCCCTACTTTTCTTTGTGATTTCCAATACATTGTAGACACCCTTATAAGAGATGCCATAGACCAATCGAAGGTATGCTCACTTTGACTTAACACTGCCTCTACTGCATCAGGTCCATATAGTCCTGATTCCCAAACAGACATAAACTGTCTCCATTCTAAAGAAGGTCTGTTGACATTCCAATCATGAGTTTTGGTAGCATCATAAAAAGAACCGTCATTCTGATAACCACCTACAGGATATATAGCAGAACGTACAGGATAAATATTCTCACAAGCCTTCATCTGCTCTGGAGTCATTAGCCAACCGTACTTGTCTATTACATCGGCAATAGTCATTAAGTCCATTTTACCTACCCAAGCACTATCAGAAATATAACGAGCATCGGGAGACTTATAGTAAAACACTAATGCAGGATTCCATACCTCTACATCATAATCATCTTCCATCATCCTAAAATGCCAAAACTCTCTATCACAGATAAGACTATCACGGAAAGCTCTTTCCTCTAACTCATCCATTCTAAACTTTTCTGTATCAACCTTATGCTGATGTGATGCCCATTGTTCAGCTAAACTTCTATAGCTTTTAGAAAAGAACTGCTGTATTTCTGGTAAACTCTTTAGGTTTTCAGGAGCCATTTGTTGTTGTGCAACCTCCTGCATCTGAGGATCTTCAGGATCCCACCCTTGGTCTAGAAGTTGTTGCATCAACTTTTGTTGAGCACGTTGCAAGAGAACTTGTTCTACTTGAACACGTTTCTCTTCTAGCATAGTATTATATGTTCTATCATCTACACTTTGAAAGCTTATCTGCGTATTCCTTTTAGAAAATTCTGTACATAACACATTGATTACATTAGGAATAATAGGATAAAACTTTAATTCTAGTGCTGCAACATTTTCAGTTTGTAAGGTATCTATGATGTCTTTATAGTCATTGTTTTGTTCGGCAATGTAATCCGTTCTATCAATAATACCCTTAGCTAACTTGTAGTTTTTTAATATCTTACGTGAGTTATTAGAAATTTGACGTATACCATTCCACTCTAACCAATCGGCTACCCATGCTACCCAGGTATCATCTTTTTCTTTACGAGGTAAAAACTGTATAGGCTGTGTAAGTGTTGTATTTATTCCACCTAACTCAGCTCTTTCACCACGTTTAAGGTCTAAGGCATTTAATATTTTCATATCATCTTATGTTATTAAAAGGACTTCTAAAATTTCTTCTACCTCCAACAATACTAGGTTTACCTATATTGCGGAACATAGACTTGCCAAATTTAGTGATTTTGTTAGAGTTTTCAACAGATATGTTTTCTTTGAATTTCAGCATAGCTCTGTTAGCCTGTTGAACTTTAGCAAAAGCAACCAATGCAGACAACGATACTAACCTATCCACGTTCAATCCTTCGGTATAAGCATCCATCTCTACCATGGCCATTATATCTGGAAGTCTTTCTATACCATAAACAATTCTTTCTATTCCTTTAGCATATTCTTCTACATTTAGTTCTTCACTAAGCCACTCTATCAAATAGTTTAACAAGTGTGTTTTAAATAATACCCCGGTATTTCTCCAACCATACTCTTGAAATACAGAATTGTTAGCATGCAGATCTTTTAAGAATAACATCTGTGATTTAGGAACAAGATACTTTTGCTTATTCCTGTCTATCATATAGGTAATAAATGATGGTATGTTATTTTCTACTACAGTCCAAGCATTGTAATATTCAATAATCAATTCAAGCATTTGATGGGTACGTTTGATATCATCGTGCCTACCACACCACCAAGCAACTATCTTATCCTGCTCGATAAAAGTTTCCAGCTCTCCTCCATTATTTCTTTCAATTTCCCTAGGATTTTTATAAACATATATAGAACATAAAGATTCTGATGTAGTTGTTTTACCTTCTCCGACAGGATCGACAGAAGCATAATACAACCCAAATTTACTATCTTTTATCGGACGTTCGTGGATTACCAATACTCCTGTCTTATCTACCTCATTGGTCATTATAGGAAATTCTCTTATAGGAATCTTTTTACTTTCTCTTACTCCTATTTTACCATGCTCATCTTTATAGATATCTACATACTCTATAGAATAATCTTTATCCTCTATCCTTCTTCTCTGTGCAGATATAAGATGTGTAGGAAACTTAGATTCTTTTCTATTCTTAAATGCTTCCTCAATATTTGTAGGATGCTGTGATATACGTAGCTGATACTTTTCTGGTGTTAAGTTCTTCTTCCAAATCTTTCTTTCTTCCTTAATTGCTTCTAAGGCTTCCTCAACTAAGGAGTTGCCATACTGATCTATAAACGGTTTCATAGACCACTGCTCAGGTATAAACAAAGCAGTTTTACCATAGGTACCTTTATCATCTATAAGATTAGATACCACAGGATATATATCGTTGGCTTCAGGATATAAGGTCATAGTTCTTAATGGTTGACACTCATCAAGTTCACCCACAGATCCTGCGGCTATAAACATACCCGTTGTAATAAATCCTGACTGCATAGCAGGTCTTAAGAACTCAAATGTCTTATCCATAGTAGGAGCAATACCTCCCTCTTCATAAAAGAAATAACTTGTTTCACCACCTACTCCCGATGTCTCAGACTTTTCAAATGACGTACCTCTAAGAACTCCTTTTAATCCCGACTCTACCCACCTACCATTAACCTTTTGTTTATCTAACTGCTTCCACTCAGGATAAGTACCTGGATTAAAATCCCTTGTCCATGCTGTATTCTTATTTAAAAAATCTTTGTATTCATTAAGGAAGTTCCATGTCTTCTTTACATAGTCAGATACTTTAGCTCCTATTTGTAGTACCACACCTTCTTCAAACCATATCTGATTCAGCATCTTAGCTGCATGATAGTACGAAGAAGCTATCTGACGTTTCTTAGTAATAGCACAATGTTTATAGTGTAACTCTGCTAGTAGTTCATATAAAGCTAGATGATATTGTGCATCTCTTACATCTGGAAAGTCAAACTTACTTGTTTCCTTATTTTTAATAGGTAGGAAGTTTAACCACATGTAATACTCTCGTGGTAGAAACCAACTTTTACCATTACTCTGAAACAACACCCCTGTTCTACAACGTGTCTTATGTTCATTCCAATAAGTTAAGAAGTCTTTAGATCCCTTAGGAGAATCATTAAAGAACTTGTTTTCTCTAAAGAAGTTAGCCTGCTCGTTGAATATTAGTGAGGTATCGTCAAATTCATACTTACCTGGTTCCTTAAAGAAAGGTATAAGAAATTCTTTAAACTCATTTCTACTACCAAACTCTGTAGTAACCCAATTACCGTTCTGCCATGTGGGTATAGATATGACACCTTCTTGTATCATAAGTCGTATGCTTTATCTTTACCACCCCAATTGATAAGTTTGGTTTCTTCGTCAAAGTCTGCCTTAATCTTTTTGAATGAATCCCTTATAGGACCATAACTCTTAGCAGCATTTATAATCTGTGTAAGGTTTCCATCTTTACCATCAGTAATCTCTGTTTCATCAAAGTAATTACTAATCTTATTCAAAGCATTAGATAAAGAATGATACATTCGGTTGATAGGTGTTTTATATAACTCCCTGCATTTTTCTATTGCTGTAACAAACAAAGGATCATCTAAGGATATATCTAAACTTAAATCTTGAATAATAAGATTAGACTTATGTTCTTCCGGTATATTCATATATGGATTTTCTGGCCCTGGATAACTCATATAAAACACATAAGATATAACCTTTATAGATTCTTTAGGATAAGCATCTATCAAATCTTTTAAGAACGTAAGATTATAACAATGAACAGTCAACGTCACTTTGTTATCCTCAAAATCTATTAGTCTTATAGCATTAATCATATGATAATATTTCAATTAAGTTTTTTAATACGTCTTCTTTAGTATGTCCATTCCATTTACTTTTATCTATTATAGTAGCAAACGAGCACTTGTTCCAAAACTTCTGCGGTAAATGATAGGTGATTTGTTTTACCTCAGCACTTGTAGGAATAGTATATTCTAATCCTAGAATAAACCACCCTTTCATATATCTATTTTCAGAATCATACTTTGTTCTCCAAACAATAGTTTCGTTATCTTTAAACATTCTACACAGCAGCATAAACAAACAATTCCTATGATCATACAGTTCACAGAAAGTATGATACCCATCAGAAAGTTTAGAGGTCTTAACTCTTTTAGCTTTTGTTAAGGCTTCTATTAACTTATTTATCTCGTTCTCCATATATAACAGGCTCACTGCTTGTAATTATTATTATCGGTTCAATATCAGGATAAGGTTTTGCTTTGTTCATTTCTATATTTTTTTAAATGCTTTAACATAATCTCAACTTCTTTTTTATAGAATGGTACTTCATAAGGCACTACTTTTTCTGGAATAGGGTTACCATCATTGTCTACACACACTATAGGATACTTATATTGGTCATAGTCACACACTTTAAAAGTTATATGATGAATCCAAAGTTTGCCCGGTTTATATAACGGATTGTGCTTTAGGATAATATAAAGATACGTACTTAATTGCAATCCATAATGTACTAAGTGACAATCTTCTAAATGCTGTAAAGGTTTTTCTAATCTAGCAACTTTACCATCCCATGACCTAAAACCTTCTGTAGTAATTTCTTTATTAGTTTTATAGTCAAATATATCAATAGTATCTCCCACTACTTCTACTCTATCTGACTGACCGCATATACCTTCTGACTTTAAATAAACAAAATGCTCAGGATAGATACCTTCCATAAGTCTCTGTTCTGGAGCAATCTTATCTTCTATATTCTGTAATGGCTTGACAATTGGTATAGCTTTACCTGACCTATTGATAGTATCTACATTACATATATCTTTCTCTCGTTCCTTATGATACCATGTTCCTAAGTCGGTAGAACGTTTGGATTCATTCTCCCATGCCTCTCTTATTTTCTCAGGTGCTAGCTTATACCACTTAGAACGTGAGTTTCTACTAGCCTTCTCAGACCTTTCTACAGGATCAAATTTAGGTTTGAACATTCCTACAAGTTTAGTAACAGAAAGCCAATCAATCTTTTCATTTGGATCAATACTTTCATATGTATGGTTCTCTTCCCTAAATCTGACTGCCATGTTATTCTGGTTTATTCTTTTCTAAAAAATCGTACTCTTCATGTTCATCTAAAAACTTTTCCCATCTCTTATTCTCAGGATCAGGACACTCTTCAGAAAGACTTCTAAGTTTCCATGATAGCTTGCACCCACATAGTCCACAACAAGGTTGTGTACCAGGTACTAAACATTTTTCACCTGTGTTATTTAAGTGAGGACAGCTGCTGCATTTTTTCATTCTGTCCTGTGCAACAAGTTCTATATGCTCTTTCTTAAAAAGATTATTCTTTATTCCTTCTAAGATAGAATTCCTGTTGTTCCACGCGTGGAGTATATTTTCCATATCTTTTAATTGCTATTTGTTTAAATTTTTCTTTATCTTTTTTCATAAACTCTAAAGCATGATCTAGTCGTGCTAATGATTGTTCTATGGCAGACTTATGCTTATATCTTATTAAGGTATTTACCTCACAGTTTTTTATCATGTCTAAATACCTCTGCCTAAGTTCTAAAGCCTTCTTCTCTCTCATGTTAATAACACCAAAACCTAATACCTTAATTCTATAGTGTTTGCTACCCATGATAGCTTCTCGAACTTTTTTCCAATAAAATTTCATGAAGTCTTTTATGAACTTCTTATCATAACCTGTTTCTTCATGAATCCTATCGATAACCTTATCCCACCTGTCCGGTCTCAATATGTAATACTTTATAGTTCAACAATATGTTACCTTTACTCTTGATACCTAAGTCAGGATTCAGGAATACAACTTTTTTCCAATCCCCCTTTTTGGAAATCAGATTGTATTCCTTAGCCTTTCTGAGGCTGTTCCTGACGGTTTGAGGAGTTTTGAAAATCCCCTTTTCAATAGCCAAAGTGAAAAACTCTGACTGATCGAACTCATCTTCCATACCTAATAAAGTAAGACATTCTAAATCCGAATCGGTAATAGAAATCTCATGGACATAGCAATAAGTCATAAGCTGATACTTAATGATCTCATACTTGTCCATTTGGATTTTCTTTTCTACCAAATCGAACTTTGCCATTACTTTTGGGTTTTGAGTTTCCGAACTTTTTCTTCTTTAGCCACTTCTGGTGTTTGGGTTGGTTGCTCCATAGACTCAGGAGAATCTTGTGGACCATTCATCAGTTGTGCATAGGCAATCTGAGCACGAAGCCTGCGATAGTTTAATTCATCAATCTCAGTAAGTAAGGAAAGATAATTTTTTTGTTTTTCTAAAATCTTGGCCTGACCTGCATAATAATCCATTATTGCTTTCTCACGTTCAGCAATCTCTTTAGGAGTTAATTCTTTCTCCTCATTTGTTGGTTTAGTGTTTTCCATAGTTTTAAACTTTTTACAAACGTAAGTAAAAAAGTTTAAACTTTTATAGTTTACTAAAAGTTTTTAACTGAAAAAAGCCACCGATTAGGTAGCTTTTTTACATTAAGTAGTGATAATCAATAAATTACTCTCCTAATTTTTTTGATAAGGATTGTATCTCAAAAGGTTTAACTTTATCACCTTTCATATAAGGATCTGGTTTTACATAATGATACAGTAAACCTAATTTCTGCATATCTTTTAAAGCATCTTGGTATTCAGCTTCTGTAGGTTTCCTATTCATCTTTTCATATAAAGATTGATACAATGCTTCAGGAGAAATCCAGTCTAATTCATTCTTTACTATCTTTTCTAGAGAATATAATGCTATTAAGAATTCAGAATTTTTTAAATCTTTTCTCTTAGCTTCTTGCTCATTCAATGCTAAACTTTCAGACATCTTAGCTACTTGACTATTTAATTCAAGATTTTTGTTAGTAAGAGTTTGATTTTCTTTCTTAAGACAATCGTTAGCACAGACTAACTTTTTATTTTCTATAGTAAGATTTTCTTTTTCCTCAACTACTACAACATGCTGCTCTCCTGCAGAAAACATACCTATTAGTGCAAAGCCTACAAAACCGGCTAGAACTCCTAACAAAGCAACATTATTTTTCATAGTTATTTTCTAATGGTGGTAAGCATCATATCTCGTAAGTCATGCAAAGCCTTTGTGTTATTATCTATTGTTTCTTTCAAGACTTTTTGATCATCACGGATATAGTCGTTAAGTTCTTTTTGCAGAGCTTGAAGATCTTTCTTTAAGTTATCTTCGGATGCTAGCTGTCTTTTAAGGAGATACCACAAGGCTCCTCCTAATGCTAGAGTAACTACTCCTAGAGCCCCATACTGAGTAAGAGTATCAAATACTCCAAAACTTGGTACTGCATCAATTAGTATCATGATTGTATATTTTTTTCTGTTTTTTCGTTTTGTTTTTCTGTTTTACTATTTGCATTGAATTGATAACCAAATATTACCAAAACAATATTTTTAACTAATTCAAAAAGACCATTGCTCATTTCATCTGTAAGTAGTTTTGTTTTCCAACTTACTAATTTATCTACAATGAATAATCCTAGTAACGATGTAAGTAACAATGCCACAAATCTTGTAAGCCATTCTTTCTCTTTTAGATGACCACCTATTTGTTTATTTACATACCACACCATTAGAGCAACAAACCCTAAAGATAGAAGTACACCAAAAATCATTATCCAGCCACCTTCATTATACATGTGGTTCAGTTGTTTCTTCTGTCTTTTCCTCTTTTTTATTTTTGCTACCTATCCACTTATCTAGTGATGTACCAAAGAAGGCACCTAGAACTATGAACATAATACCGTCAAATACAAACTCATGAATAGGCATTACTTTACCCATAAAACCTGTGATGATATCACATATAAGGGTTACTACAATTAAACCAAATGCACAAAGTCCGATGAAAGTTTTCTCACTTAGACTGTTTTCATCACACAGCAATTCTCTAAAAAAGGATTTCATTTTAATAGTATTTAATTACAAAACTATTTATTTAAAAGTACTTGTAGAGTTATTTTAAAAACTTGTTAGCAACTATTTCGTTAACCAACCGTGGTATCTTTTTGTTAAAGACATACGGTGATCAAGTCCATTAGTTCCTCCGTTAATACGTCTAGTTAAAGCTAAAATAGTTCCATCATCTACTCCTTTGTCGCATATACTCCATAACTTATTATTGTCAAAAAAGAACATAGCTGATTCAAAAGCATATTCAGTTGCTACTAAATCAGGATTTTCCATAATCTCTGGTTTATTTAAGTATTTAGCAAAAGCTTGATAGTTAGACTTCCCGGTCAATTGCAAAGCACCTCTGCCCCGAAATTTCCATCCGTCTCCAGAGGCTTCATCACCATTACCCATACGGTTTGCATAAACCCTATTAGCAATCTTCATAGGCTGTCTAGCATATTGATCCTCTAACTTATCCGGAAAATATTTTCCAAAGATTTTATCTAAACCTGAGGCAGAGTAGTTAAGATTCTCACTGAATAGTGCAAAGTCTCCGGTCTCATGTGCTGTTTGACCAAAGAAGTGAGCAGCTCTTTCTGGGCTCATTTTATAAAATGTAGCGGCTGCTTTAAGTGTGCCAGGGCCAAAAGCTCCATCAGCTGTGGCTCCGATTTTTTTTTGTAAGGATATTAGACTCATATTATTAGTTTATTCTGTTGGAGGAAATGGTGGAGGAGTTGGTGGAACCCACTCAATAAGTGGTAAATCTTTTATCCACATAAACTCAGGGTTTACACATTGATTTATCTCTTCTATACTTATAATCCAATTAGGAGGTGTATTACCATCTTCTATAGGATTAAAGTATGAATCAGGTGCAAACCATTGTCCTACTAAGGAATCTTTTTGTTCTATTGTTAGTTTTCCTACTTGCATAATTATTTTTTAATATACGTTTCTACCTAAAGTTGTTTGAAATGTGTTTACAGCAGTTGAAAAATTTGTTGCGTCAGTAGCTGTTAAACCATCACCAATTGATATAAACTGAAATCTTCTATCTGAATACTGAACTACTGAACCATTAGAGTTTAACGCAGATACTAACATATTTAATGTAGGAAGGGTATTAGCATTTGCATTAGTATCAGTACCAATTGTAGTACCATTTTTATAAAGTCTATGTAATGTTGATGAAGTTCTTGAACCTATATAAAAACCTTTTGCATCAGTATTTGATACAGTCAATTGATTTGTACTTAAATTATAGGCATTTGAATAAGATAAATTTCCAGTATATTTAGACATCAATAACATAATTGGAACTAATGTACCACCTACACCTACACCCATTTCAACTTTATTTCCTGAAGCTGTATCTGTACCCATGTAAACAGATAAGTGAGTATTATTTGTTGTTAAATTTGCAGAAGGAATTAAATATGTGTTTGCAAAGGTATTGCTACCATTAGCTAATGCACCATTACTACTGTGTGTCCAACCTCCTGAAAATAGTAATCTAAAGGCAGCATCAGTATCTTGGCTATTGACTAAGTTGAACTTTTGCTGTGTAGCTGTTGTTCCTACAAATGGATAAACAGCTTTCATCTTAGTCCACAAACCTGCTGTCTTCAAGTCATTAACTAATGTGTTAGTTGCTAATTGAGTTGTTGTATCAGTTATCTGAGTAGAATACAAGAAAGCATTAGTCTCATTATTATAAGCTGTATTATAATAGAATGATTGTGCAGGATTAATATTTCTTCCTAATGCAAATTGGTATTGTTCAACTATCTGATTAAATACTTGTACCTCTAAGTCTGTTAATCCATCACCTATTGAAGCAAAAGCATATTGTCTTGGTGAATAATAATTTGCTGTACCACCATTGATAGCACCTAAATAAATATTTCTATTTAAAAAAGTACCTGCTGCACCAGTGTTTGTTGTACTTAATTGATTACCATTTTTATAAAACTTATGTACAATAGAGCTAGTCCTACTACCTAACCAAAAACCTCTACCATCAGTATTTGAGCTACTTACTCTACCTGTATTATAGTTATACATATCACTTATAGCTAAATTTGTATAACCTGCAGTTACTGCAAATTGAGCAGGGTGATTAAAATTACCAATATCATTTGAAGCTGTACTAGTGGTTATAGTCCTCGAATAAAAAGATAAGTGTGTACTGTTTAAAGTTAAAATAGAAGTATCGTTTAAGAATGTATCGGCATAAGCATTTGTACCATTTGGCAGGGCTCCTGTACTCGAATGAGTCCAACCACCAATAAAAGATAACCTAAATGCGGCATTTGTGTCGGCAGGATTTTTAAGATTGAATTTTTGTGAAGTAGATGTTGAACCAATAAAAGGATAAATAGCTTTAAACTTTGTCCATATATTAGCAGCCTTACAATTTATTACAAATGTATTTATAGCTAACGAGTCTGAACCTACTGTTGCTGTTGCAGTATTAAAAGCATAGGCATCAGCATCATACACAAATATAGAATTACTTGTGGCACTTGCTGTGCCGGAAGGATTGGTAGCATATACTTCACAAGTAATATTAACACCTGCATCTAACTGTGTTAGGTTATATGTAGTTGCCCCTGGTGTTGGAAACGGTGCTACAGGAACACCATCTCTTTTCCACCAATAAGTA